GAGCTTCGGCTCCCTTTTTTTTTGTTGATTACTTTGATTTCTAGGTGTAAACTCAAGGTAGTTTAAAATTAATTAGCTTAATGAGGATCGATTTCGATTTCCATTAATACAAGTAAAGGAGTTCATAATGGCTAATCCACATTTTCAAAACTTAATTCTATGGGCAGGTAATACTGTTGCATCTAAGCATAAAAAAGATATGCCTATGTTTGTACCGTATCCATCTGACCAAACATACTACATGTATCACAATGATTTCATGACGTATAACTCAGGCGATTGGACAGTAACAACTACAGAAGCTGGCACAGGATCTGCATCTGAAGCTATAACTTCAGGAGCTGGTGGTCAATTACTACTAACGAACGCTGCAGGCGACAATGATTTAGACTTTTTACAACTCAAAGGTGAAAGCTTTAAATTAAGTACAAGCAAAAGAGCATACTTTTCTGCAAGATTCAAAGTAAGTGATGTAGATCAATCAGATTTTGTAATAGGTTTGGGTATTACAGATACAACACCTCTTGATACAACAGATGGCGTATTCTTTATTTCAGCAGACGGCGATGCTGGGTTAGATTTTTTAATTGAAAAAGATAACACAAACACCTCTACAGAAGATGTTGCTACTATGGCAGATGATACGTTTATTACTGTTTCATTCTTTATTGATCCTGATAGAACATCACAGGTATATTATTCAATAAACAATGCTGAGCCAGTAGGTGTCACTAACGCTAACTTACCTGATGATGAAGAACTAACTGTTTCATTTGGTATTCAAAATGGCGAAGCAGCTGCAAAAACTATGACTATTGACTACGTTGTAGCAGCAGTAGAAAGATAGGAGTAAACAATGGCAGATACAGTAACTTCGCAAACCATACAGGATACTGATAGAGTTGCGATCTTAAAGTTTACTAATGAGTCTGACGGTACTGGTGAATCTTCAGTAAAAAAAGTTGATGTTTCGGCACTGCAACCTAATGATTTAGGCGTATCTTGCACTAGCGTTTCTATAGCACGAATTTATTGGGCTACAAGAGGCATGGGTGTTGATATTGAGTTCGATGCAACAACAAATGTATTAGCAATACCATTACCAGCAGATAGCACAGGTGATGAATACTATGATGATAGATTTAGTGGCATACCAAATAATGCAGGATCAGGCGTAACTGGTGATATTGATTTTACGACTGTAGGTCACTCAAGTGGCGATGCTTATTCTATTATTTTGGTGTTGAATAAGAACTATTAAATGAATGGCTACCAGAAAACCAGCTAAAGCTATTCGTAGAACAACTGGAAAAGGTGGTAATTACCGCCCCACTAAAAAAGGGGCGGGAATGACCAAGAAAGGCATAAAAGCCTATCGTAAAGCTAATCCAGGATCTAAATTAAAAGGAGCTGTTACTGGTAAAGTAAAAAAAGGTAGTAAGGCTGCGAAAAGAAGAAAGTCATATTGTGCAAGATCTTTAGGACAACTTAAACGTAGCTCTGCTAAAACAAGAAACAATCCTAACTCTAGAATTAGACAAGCAAGAAGAAGGTGGAAGTGTTAAATGAGTAAAGCAAAAATTAAAAAAGTAGTTAAAGGTTTAAAAAAAGCAAGTAAATTACATGCATCACAAGCAAAAACTTTGCAGTCTATAAAAATGAAAAAAGGTGGTAAAGTTAAAAGCGGTGGGAAAATTTGTCCAGAGGGTAAAGCTTGGGCGAAAAGAACATTCGACACATATCCAAGTGCTTATGCAAATATGGCTGCATCAAAGTATTGTAAAGATCCAAACTATGCAAAAGGTAGCAAAAGAAAGAAAAAAGCTAAAGGAGGTCCAGTAATCAGAGGCCAAGGTATTGTAATGAAAGAAAGGCTGAGATAATGGGACAATTAGCTGAATGGAGAAAACAAAACTGGGTGCGTATCGGCACAGATGGTTCTATCAAAGGACCTTGTGGCACAAGTAAAGATAAAAAAAACCCAGATCGTTGTTTGCCAGCTGCTAAAGCTAGAAGTTTATCAAAATCAGAAAGAGCAACTACTGCAAAAAAAAAGAAAAAAGCTGGTGCTAAAGGTAAAACAGTTGTAGCTAACACAAAAAAAGCAAGAGTTTCGGTAAGACAAGGAGGACTTATGATAAAAAATAAAGCAAAAGCAGATCTTAATAAAGATGGTAAACTATCTTCTTATGAGAAAAAAAGAGGCATGGCCATAGAAAAAGCAATGTCAAAACAAAACCGTGCTAAAATGAAAAGCGGTGGTTTTATAGCTAAAGGTTGTGGAGCTGTAATGAATAACCGTAGAAAAGTTACAACCATTAGCTAGGAGATAATATGCCAAAGAAAAAATCAGAAGATCCAAAACAACAAGCTAGATTAAATGCAAAAGTTCGACCAGATGAGCCAGTTTCAAATGAACGTGTTTATTACAACATGCCAAAGAAAAAAGCTCCTGCAAAAAAAACTACTGCTAAAAAAGGCAGACCAAAGAAAAAGGATTAATTATGTTTAAAAGAACAAAACATTATGCAATGGGTGGAGCTGTAAAAGGCAGCAAGTATATGTCCAAGGGCGGTGCCATGAAAGGATCTAAGTACATGGCTAAAGGTGGTGCTATGAAAGGATCTAAGTACATGGCCAAGGGCGGTGCTATGAAAAAGTCAAAGTATATGGCTAAAGGTGGCTCCATGAAAAAAAGTAAATACATGGCAAAGGGTGGAAAGGTTTAACTATAAATAACGGGGGTTATTTTGTCTTATTTAATATCAAACATCCCACAATTTAAATGTTGGGTGCGTAAAGAATTTACAGCAAATCATCAAAATTACCATGGTGAATATTTACATGCTTTGGCATTTGCAGTAAACACAATTCCAGATAGATCATTATCTTTTCAAGTGGTTTTTACAGGTTGTGAAACAGACTTTGAAGGTTATCCAGATGAAAACGTGCATGGTGGTGCCATGTGGGCACGTATGCCAATACAAGCTTTGGTTGCTGATGTTCCTTTACAGGATTGGCCACAACCTATGGAAGATCATTTAGCACAACCCTGGGATTGTCTAAGTCATCATCATTCTGTAGTAGTTTTAGATAGAGTAAGTTCTTCACCTTGGATATGTAAAATAGGTGGAGAGTTTTATACAGGAACATACATGTTTACTGTTGATTATACTGAAAATAGCATTGCAGATGATTCAGCTCAGCATAAACAAAGTCATGTGCTATACTTGACGGATGCAGGTGAATACACAGGTAATTTTGTAGCTTTACCTAATAATAGAGTAAGAGCAACAAATCCTGCTTTGTGGAGAGTTGGTGAAGGTGCTCCAGACTTTTCGCCTAGTCAATGGATTCATACAGCAGAAAAACATGAGAGTTATATAGATCCAAATATAACATTTGATAATTTGTATAACCAAGAGGATAATAAATAATGGCATTATCAGGCAGCACAAATTTTGAACCCAACGTAACAGAGTTTATTGAAGAAGCATATGAAAGATGTGGAGCTGAACTTAGAACAGGATATGATCTAAAAACAGCAATACGTAGCGTAAATTTAATGCTTGCTGAATGGGCTAACAGAGGCTTGAACCAATGGACTATAGAACAAGCAACACAAACAGTTACTGAGGGAACCTCAAGCTATACTTTAAATGCTAATGTTATAGATGTTTTGGATGTTGTTTTGCGTAGAACAGTTAATCAAACACAAACAGACATAAGCATGAATCGTATTAGCAGAAGCGAATATTTAAATATTCCTAACAAGAGCACAAAAGCAAGACCATCACAATTCTTTTTTGACAAACTTAATACACCAGCACTTCAAATATGGCCTGCACCTGAAAATAGCACAGATGTTTTAGTTTTTAACAAACTTGTGCGTATGGATGATGCTGATAAAGCTACTAACACTATGGATATGCCTTTTAGGTTTTACCCATGTTTTGTTGCAGGTCTTGCATACTATTTATCACAAAAGAAGAATCCACAACTTACACCACAACTAAAAGCTTTATATGAAGAAGAATTTAGAAGAGCTGCTGACCAGGATGAAGATAGAGCTTCTTTTAGAATCAGACCAGACATAAGGATGAACTAATGGCATATGCACTTGGTAAGTTTGCTAGAGCTTTATGTGATAGATGTGGTTTTGAATATAAGCTAAATGAACTCAAAGAAGAATGGAATGGGTTGAAAACATGTCCAGAGTGTTATGAAACCAAACATCCACAGTTAGAGCCACTTACAGCTACAGCAGATCCAGAGGCTTTGTATAGACCTAGACCCAACAATGATGCAGAAGAGGGTGAGGGTTTTGTTGTTGTTATACAATCTAATATTTTTAAACCTGACTATTTAAATCCATCAACTTTACCAACCAACTTCACAGTAAGTGAGATGACAGGTGGTGTTGGCGAGGTTACAATAGTTACATGACGCTAGCAGAACTTAAAACACTTATACAGAATTATGTAGAAAACACTGAAACTACTTTTGTAGCTACATTAGATGACTTTATAAAAAATGCTGAAGAAAGAATATTTGAGTTAATACAGTTTGATTTTTTTCGCAAAAATGTTACAGGTAATCTCACTACTGGTAACACATACTTAACAGCTCCATCAGATTTTCAGATGAGTTTTTCACTTGCTGTAATTGATGGTAATGGTGATTATAAATATTTGGATAAAAAACATCCTACATTCATGCGTGAATTTAGTGTTGATCCAACAGATACTACTGCTAGAGGACAACCTTTATATTATGCAGATTTCGATAAAGAATTATCTACAGCTAGTAATAATGGTTCTACATTGATTGTGAGTCCTGTGCCAGATGCAGATTACAACGTTGAATTACACTACTTGTTTAAACCAAATTCTTTAGTAACAGACACTACAGGCACCTGGATTTCTAATAATGCAAGAAATGCTTTATTGTACGGATCTTTGGTTGAAGCAAATATATTTTTAAAAGGTGAAAGCGATATGCAACAGCAATACGAGCAACGCTTTTTACTTGAGATTACAAGGCTTAAAAACCTTGCAGAAGCTCGCGGCAGGAGAGATGAATACCGTTATGATTCTTTGAGGACAACGGTATCGTAAAATAAATGCAAAAAATTGAAAGTCTAAAAGGCAAATCAGTTGCTATAGTCGGTATGGGTAAAAGCTGGTTTGATTACAATCTAGCAAAATCACATGGAGTTCATTTTGACGAGGTATGGGCTATAAATGGCGTAGGAACTGTTATATATCACGATAGAGTATTTATGATGGATCCTGCATCTAGGTTTTTAGATACTGATGATGCTGGAGGTCAAACCGAAAGCATGGCAGAAATGTTACAAATGCATGAGGGTCCTATATATACGTGTGAATTAGATGATCGCTGCCCAGGTCTCGTAGAGTATCCTTTAGAGGAGGTTGTGCAATATTCTAATTGCCACTATCTTAACAACACGGTTGCATACGCAGTAGCCTTTGCATATTGGAATGAAGTTGCCAATTTAAAAATGTTTGGTGTTGATTTTTCATACAAAGGTAATTTACATTTTGCTGAATCTGGTAGAGCATGTGTTGAATTTTGGTTAAGTAAATGCATATCAGCAGGTATGCAGGTTGAAGTAGCACATACATCTGGTTTATTAGATACAGATGTCCCTGCAGAACAAAAATTATATGGTTATCATAGGCTTAAAAACCCATATATTATATTAGTTGGTGAAGATGGTATTAAGTTAGAAAGAATTGATAATTTAGAAATAGTTAAAAAAACACAAGAACCTGTTTTGATAGATAGGCACGATTCACATTTGAATCCTCCAGAGCCAAATAAATGGTAAACGAAGTAACACCAGCAGGTATGCCTGGATTAGGCCTTATTGAAGCTAAAACTTCTAATTATGGCGGCCATCCTCCAGAATTTTGGGCAGAAAGATTAACTGAAAAAATTGTTAGCAATAGCAATAGTCAAGATCCCTACATAAAAGAGCAAGCTAGAGCCTATAGAGACGCTATTTACCAAGTTTGTTTGATTTATATAAAAAATGCTATAAAATCTTATAAAGCTACTTTGATACAAGACTTTGTTAAGTCTGGAGATACGGAGTTAGCAGATATAATAAAAAGGATTTAATATGGCTATTTCATCAACATTAACCACAAGTTTTAAGAAAGAACTTCTTGAAGCAGTGCATAACTTTAAAAACTCAGGCGGAGACACTTTTAAATTAGCTTTATATACAAGCTCGGCTACTCTTGGTGCTACTACTACTGCTTTTACTACAACAGGACAAGCAAGTGGTACTAACTATACATCTGGCGGTAGCAATTTAACTAGAGTAGATCCTACTTCGAGTGGCACGACAGGTTTTACTGATTTTGCTGATTTAACTTTTGGTACAGCTACAATTACAGCTAGAGGTTGTATGATTTATAATTCAACTGATAGTAATAAATCTGTTGCTACAATTGACTTTGGTGGTGATAAAACATCTACCGCAGGTGATTTTACAATAGTTTTTCCAGCAGCAGCAGCCAGTACAGCTATTATAAGAATAGCTTAATCTAGCCTACTATGGCTAATGTTACTGGTTGGGGTCGAGGTGCCTGGGATGAGGGTCCTTGGGGCGAACCAATACCAGTTACTCTTACAGGATTAGCAGCAACAAGTGCTGTTGGTTCTGTTTCTATCGTAGCGAAAGCTAATGTAATACCATCTGGACAATCCGCAACAGCATCAGTATCTGGTGTTGGTGTTAATGGTGATGCAGTAGCAGTATTACCATCTGCTGTTGCAACAGTAGGTGGCGTATCTGTAGATGTAGATGGAGAGGCAAATGTTCCAGTAGCAGGATTAAGTGCTACAGGTAATGTCGGTTCTGTAACGGTTCATCATAATGCGGTTGTTACTTTATCTGGTCTAGCAGGTACAAGTGCTCTTGGAACAGCTACAACAATAGCAAAAGCAAATGTTAGCTTATCTGGAATATCAGCCACTGGATCTGTAGGAACTGTAACACTTATTGGTAAGGCAAACGTTTCACCATCTGGAGTTGGGGGTACAAGTGCGTTAGGCACGATATCTATAGCATTAGGTATGACAGTTCAGATTACGGGTCAATCTGCTACAGGATCTGTTGGTAGTCCTACAGTAATTTCAAAGGCAAATGTTATACCTACAGGAGTTGAAGCGGTTGGATCTGTAGGTAGTGTATTGGTTTGGTCGCTAATAGATGATACACAAACAAAAAATTATGCTAATATAAATACTGACCAAAGTTCATCCTTTGCTGAAATTAATGAAACACAAACTCCTGATTGGGAAGAGGTAGCATAGAAAATGGCAACTTATGTAAATGATTTAAGGTTAAAAGAGATAGCGACAGGTGATGAGTCAGGAACCTGGGGAACATCTACAAACACAAATTTAGAACTTATTGCAGAGGCTTTTAGCTTTGGAACAGAAGCAATAACAACTAACGCTGACACACATACCACTACAATAGCAGACGGTTCTACTGATCCTGGCAGATCTATTTATTTAAAATACACAGGTACGCTTGATTCAGCTTGTACGATTACTATAGGTCCAAATACCGTATCTAAACTTTGGTTTATAGAAAACGCTACTAGCGGATCACAAAACATAATTATCTCGCAAGGTAGTGGTGCTAATGTAACTATACCTGCTGGTCATGTAAAAGCTGTTTACTCAGACGGTGCTGGTTCTGGTGCAGCCATAGTTGATGCTTTTACTGATTTAAACTTAGCAGGAACGACCACCGTATCTGTTTTAAGTGTGAGTAGCACAACAACATTTAGTGATGATGTTACTTTTACTGGTGCATCTAATAACCTTGTCTGGGATAAATCAGATGATTGTTTAGAATTTGCTGATAATGCCAAAGCTAAATTTGGAGCTAGTGATGATTTACAAATTTACCATGATGGTTCAAATTCAAGAATACAAGAAGCTGGTACTGGTAGTCTTTTAGTAAGAGGTAGTAATTTACAACTGCAAGATTCAGATGGTTTTGATTATTTAACTTGTACTGATGGTGGTGACGGCGGAACTGTTGTTTTAAAACATTTAGGCTCAACAGTTTTAAGTACAGCTAGTGGTGGTGTAACTGTAACAGGTGCACTTACAGCAGATGATTTAGAAATAGATTCAGGTACATTATCTGTAGATGCTAGTAATAATCGTGTAGGAATTAATACAACTTCGCCAAGTAGTGTTCTTCATGTCGCAGGAACTCAGGGTACTCTAGCAAGAATTGTAGGTACTAACGCATCTAGTGATGTCAGATTATTGTTTGATGCTGGTGGTACAAATGGTCAAATACAATATGCAGGTGCTTCTCATGCTTCTCTTGCTGACACTTTAACATTAGTGACACAAGCTGATGTAAGGACAGTTCATGCAGGTTCACAAAGATTTACTATAAAATCAGATGGCGATACGGGAATTGGCCAAACGGCTCCGAATTCACCCCTAGAAATTGCAAAAAATATTACGTTTAGTAGTGCAGACACTTTTCCACAACTACTTATAAGAACATCAACATCTGGCACCACAGGTAATCAATTAGGTCTTGGTGTAGATGAAGCTGATGATTTAGCTTTTATACAGGCAATCGACAGAGGTAATGATTCTATACCATTAATATTACAAAGATACTCTAATAGGGTTGGCATAGGAACTGACTCCCCGACAGAAGCCTTGTCAATTTCATCTGATGATGGTCGTGTATCTACAACCTCAAATGTTGCTAAAACAGCAGGTGTATTAACAGGTGGATATTTAATTTATTCAGGTGATGGTTCGGGTGCTGGTTCTGGAAACAGAGCAGGAATACAATCTTTTTCTACAAATTCAGTTGGTAGTATTTATGATTTAAGATTTTACACAACAGATGGCTCAACAAATCTAGTTGAGGGTATGCGTTTAAATGGAGATGGAACTTTACAAACAGGTACAGCTATAGGTAACAGTACATACGCAGGTTTATTTAATGGCGTTAAAAATGTTGGAACTGGTGCAATTATTCAAACCAGAAATGGTAATGGTAACAAACACTTTATGCTTAGAGGAGATAACAATGTTGAGTATGGTTCTATAGGTTTAAATTCTACAAGTGGTACAGCTTCATTACAAATACAGGGTGAAGACAGTATTGTTTTTAAAACTAATACTGACACAGAAAGAGTTAGAATTAATGGCACAGGAGATTTATTTTTAGGCACGACATCCGCAGTAAGAGGTTCTGAAATAATATCAGTAGATGCAGGTACAGCAGATGTTATGGCTTGTAAAACTAGTGCTGCTGGATTAATTATAAGAAAAACATCATTTAGTAATGGATTTTTACTATTGTTTGAAGTTGACTCTAATGGTTTTGCTGTAGGTTCAATAACTTCAGATGGCTCATCTACAAGTTATACATCTGCCTCTGACTATAGGTTAAAAGAAAATGTCCAACCTATGGAAAATGGTTTAGATAGAGTAAGACAATTAAATCCAGTAAAATTTACTTGGAAAGATACAGGTAAAGAATCAGAAGGTTTTATAGCACATGAGTTTGATGAAATTTATAGTGGTTGCGTAGATGGTGAAAAAGATGGTGAACAAATGCAAACTTTGGACTATGGTAAAATTACACCATTGTTAGTAAAAGCCATACAAGAACAACAAGAACAGATTGATGCCTTACAGTCTGAAATTAATAACTTAAAAGGAGAATAAATATGGCAATAGGATATACTTGGGATTGTAAAACATGTGAAACATATCCCACAAAAAGCGGTAAATCTAATGTGGTGCATAACGTACATTGGAGGCTCACTGCAACAGACGACACTAATAAAGATAGTGACGGCAACAACTGGACAGCTACTTCTTATGGTTCTGTGAACGTAAACACAGATGATCTGTCAAATTTTATTAATTGGTCAAGTTTGAAAGAAAGTGATGTACAAGGATGGGTTGAAGCTGCATTAGGTAGCGACACTGTTACTAGTACAAAAGCATCATTAGATGCACAAATAGCTAAATTAATAACACCAACAAGCGTTATAAAAACTTTAAGCGAGTAAAAATGAGTAAACAAAACCAAGAGCCAGTAGTTATGTTAGATGATAAAGAAATGAAAATTGCAGATCTAACACCACAACAACAATATTTACATTCACAAATACTTGATTTATCTAATCAAGAGGCACGGATACAATTCCAATTAGATCAAGTAAAAGCAAGCAAAAGCGTTTTTGAAAAAGCATTTGTTGACTCAACAAAAGAGCAAGCGGATGAAGTTTTGGAGACAGAAACTAAAACCTTAGAAAACTAAAGGAGATATTTATGAAGGAAATAGTAATAATAATTGGAGCTTTATTTTTAGCTTCATGTGCAACTGTAGGTGCTGTTATAGATGGTGGTAAGGATTTGACTACTAGCGTTATTGATTCAACCGTACAGACAGCAGGTAATATAACAACATCTGCTTTAGAAGATGTAGCCTCAGTGGTTGAAACTGTTGCAGAATCTACTGAAGGTATTGTTGACAATGTGGTAGATCAAGTTGATGAGCAAACCAATGAGTTACAAGACCCAAAGCAAGAAGAAGAGGAACAGGAGAAGTAAATGATTTGGATAAACGTATTCACCTGGATATGCACGATAATCGCAATAGCATCTCTAATTGCTGCTATTACACCAACTCCCCAAGGTGATTGGTGGCTTGCAAAACTTTACAAGATTATTGACTGGTGTGCTTTAAACGTACATAAAGCCAAGGATAAGTAACATGAGTTTTTTTAAAAAATTATGGGGTAGCATAACTGGTACTGAAGAAGTCAAAGTAAGAGCTAGAACCAAAAAAGGCAAGTTTATTGCTGACGACAAATCTACACCAAATATTAATGAAGCTTGGACTACAAAAAGAGTAAAAAAAACTCAAAGTAAATAATGGCTAAGTCTCCTGATGCGTTTGTATATAATGCTACGCTAGAGCGTATCGTAGATGGAGATACTTTTGATTGTTGTTTAGATCTTGGTTTTGATGTGAAACTACATAAACAACGTGTAAGATTAGCAGGTATTGACACTCCAGAAAGCCGTACAAGAGATTTAGCAGAGAAAAAACTTGGTTTAGCTGCAAAATCAAGGTTGCAAGAACTATGTATAGGCAATTTTAAAGTAAAATCGCTTGGTAAGGGAAAGTATGGTCGTATACTTGGTATTCCATATACTGAGGATGGCAGAGACATATGCCAGGTACTAATCAAAGAGGGTCATGCAGTCGAGTATAACGGAGGAAAAAAAACAAAAGTTTGGGGTGATTATTGATGGAATCAGCCGTAACCGTTATTCAAGAAGTTGGTTTTCCAATAGCAGCAGCAATAGGACTGGGTTGGTTTATATATAAATTAGTGATACGAATAGTTGACGGTATGGAACAAAAATTAGATATTGTTGATGAAAAAGTAGCACAACAAATTAGTGCTATCGAAGAACGACTAGGCACAAAACTTGATTCACAACATGGTATTTTGGTAGCATTAATAGACAGAGTAAGAAGTCTAGATAATGAAATTATTAGACAAGATACTTTAATTAAAACAATATTAGGCGTACCACAATTAATAAACAGCAATAAAATTGCAAAAGCAGAAAGAGATGACCAAAGAAAAGACTAGAGAAGAAAGGTATCAAGAATCAGTAGAAAAAACTAGAATAGGTGCATGGCTTTTAATGATAGGTCTTATAATGTTTGCTTTTGTTATTGCACAAAATGCGTATGCAGACACCATCACACACAAGTTTAAATCTCCTAGTTTTAGCGGACTAGGTACTTCTTCTCACTATTTAACTATAGAAAATCAAGAATACACTCGTAAACTTACAATAAAAGAAGAAATAAAAGCTTTACAAGATGAAATCAAGAGAGAAAAAGAAAATTCTACTCTTGCAAGATTTATGCGTAATTTAGAATCTAGAGTTTACGCAGAATTATCAAGACAGTTAGTAAATAACTTATTCGGAGAGACACCGCAGAGCGAAGGTGTCATCACTTTAGAAGGTAATACAATTGAGTATACAAGTGATGGTATAACATTAACCCTTAAAATTACTGAGGCAGATGGTACAGTTACCGAAATCGTTATACCTATTGGTACTTTTACTTTCTAGTTGTTCTACACTAGATCAGTTTGAAGATACACAAGCACAAAGGTTTTCAAAAGATATTGTTTCTATAAAAGATTTACAGTCTACTGAACTTAAAAATGCACCTCTACCAGAAGTAAGTCCCGTTGTTGCTGTATATCCCACAGCTTTTACTGATCAAACAGGACAAAGAAAAAGCAACAGCGAGTTTGCTTTATTTTCTACTGCAATTACACAGCAACCAAATGCATTACTTATTAGAGCTTTAAAACATGCAGGAGACGGTAAATTCTTTAGAGTTGTTGAGAGAGTAGGACTAGACAATTTAACTAAAGAAAGGCAACTAATACGTAGTGCTAGAGAACAATCTGCTAATGAAGAAGAAAAAAAGAAAGCATTAAGACCTTTACTTTTTGCAGGCATACTTATGGAAGGTGCTGTCATTTCTTATGAAGCAAATTTAGAAAGTGGCGGTTCTGGTGCAAGATATCTTGGTATAGGCAAAAGTGTTATGTATAGAGAAGATAATATAACTGTAAGTTTGCGTATGGTATCTGTTGCTACAGGAGAGGTTTTACTAGAGGTACTAAGTCAAAAAACTATATTTAGTTACGGCAGATCAGAGGACGTATTTAGGTTTGTTGAGGCTGAAAGTGAGTTAGTTGAAATAGAACTAGGTAACGCAAGAAACGAATCATCAACCATAGCTTTAATGAAAGCTATAGAAGGAGGTGTACTAGAAATCATAAATACTGGTTATGAACGTGGTTTCTGGATTTTACAAAATCATAACCAAGGAGTAGAATCTAATGATGAAATTAAAATTAATCAGCCTGATTGTGATGCTAACTGCGTTGACAACATACGGGGCTGATAACGAAATATATGTAGATCAATCTGGTACAAGTGCAAATATAGACTTAGAACAGCTTGGTATATCAAATATTATCGGCGGTTTAAACAGCACTGCTGGTAATCTAACCCCGTTTGATTTAGACGGTAATAGTATGACACTAGATATTAATATGATTGGTGCAACCAATAAGTTTCTAGGTGATATTTTTGCAGATAACTTTACAGGCTTTTACGAGTTTGATGGCGGTACAAATTCTTTTACTATACAAGTAGATCCAACAGATACATATAGTGCAGATGGTAGCAATCAAAATGTCGATGTCACAGGTAGTGGTAACACCTTTACCTTAAACCAAGGAACTACTGCTTTAGCATCACAACTTGACCTTGATTGGATTATCCAGGGTTCTAATAACACTATAAACTCTACTATAAATATAGATGGTGCTACTAACTATATGGATATTGATGGTTCAGATAATAATGTTACATATACTGGGACTGGAGTAACAGCTAGTGCAGGTGGATATTTTTATCTTGATCACACAGGTGGCTCAAGAACATTTAATATTTCACAACTAAGCACCCAAGATAATGATTGGCTTAAAATTATATCCATATCTGGCACTGCCGCTTCTACTGTTTGCGTTATTCAAAACGACCAAGGTACAAGCACAAGCTGTTGATATAGGAGATATTTCCGAACTAAACGGTGCGGCTCAGATATTAAGAGACAAACCCTATGATGCAAATTTAAAGTTTGCAATACAAAGTAATGATGAAGCCATAACGCAAAATGGTCGTATGGCCATTACTTTTCTTGATGAATCAACTGTAAAACTTACAGAGCATAGTCAATTACTGATTGATGAATACATTTACGATCCTGATCCAAGCAAGTCTACAATGGCACTTACCTTTGGACTTGGCACTGCTAGGTTTATTACAGGCAATCTAAACCGTATTGACAAACAAAACATCACTTTAAAAACCCCAACAGCAAACATAGCAATACGTGGGACTGACTTTACGGCTACAGTTGACGAATTGGGACGTAGTCTCATAATACTTCTACCAGACGCTTTAGGGCTCTCTAGTGGCGAAATAGAGGTAGTTACTGCTATGGGAACTGTTTTATTAAATAAACCGTATGAAGCCACTACAGTAAGTGTATTTGAATCTGCTCCAACTAAACCTGTCATATTGGATTTAACATTAGATCTTATTGACAACATGCTTATTGTGACACCACCAAAAGAAGAGGTGGTTGCAGAAGAAGAAACCACAAGTACACAAACAGATGGCGTTTTAGATTTCAATGATCTTGATATTGACTATCTTGCAGAGGATTATTTAAAAGAAGATAATTTAGAATTTACTGAACTAGATATTAATTATTTGGACGTTAATTACTTAGAAGATTTATTACAAGTAGTTGATGCATTAGCGGTAGATGAAGATGAAGAACAGCTAGCACCAACAAGCGTTACAAGAATTTCTGGTACAAACTTTGGACAAGATGAAGAAACCCAAATCACAACTATTATAAATGGCGGTGTCTTAAGTATGCGTAGAAAAGTAAACGAAAGTGTAAGACTTGATCTAGATGGTGGCACTGCTTACACAGTAATTCTTATACAAGATGGTGTCTCAAACACAATAAAAATAAATGGCGGAAGTGATAGTGTTATTACTATCACTCAGAGTGATTAAATGAAGAGACTATTATTACCATTACTTATAATACTGTGCATGCCTGTTTTGTTTCAAAGCACCCCTACAGAGATTATAAAGTTAAAGGTGTATGACACTTTTATAAAAACACCTGAACCATCAGGTAATTTTGTAATATTAAATATAACAGAAGAGGATGTTGAAAAAGAGGGTGGGTATCCTCTACCGAGGCAAAGACTTGCACAAATACAAGTAGATTTATTAAATCAAGGAGCTATAGGAGTTGGTTGGGTAATTTCTTTTCCTCAAGCTGATCGTATGGGTGGAGATGAAATATTTGCAGAAGCTTTGCAATATGCTCCATCTGTTATAGGTATGTTTGAAAACGGCAAAGGAGAATATCCTGCATCTTCAGGCACTGTTGTACTTGGAAAAGATAATGGTGGTATAATTTCAACGGGAGTGAAGGAAAACCTCTCCATACTATCCAATCACACACTTCAAGGGTTGGCCGTTGCTCCCACAGATGTCGATCAACTTGTAAGAAGAATACCTCTCTTAGTTAAAACACCTAATAACGAATGGATACCTAGTTTTGGTACACAAATATATAAAGCTTTATTTGGTGTAAAAACTTACATCATAAAAACTAATGATAATGGTATAGAAGAAATATCAATCAGAGGAATACCACCAGTCAAAACAGATAGTCTTGGTCGTAAATGGATTAGTTGGGTTAATACACCACAAACTACATTATCAGAAATGAATGTTGCAGGTAAGTTTGTTTTTGTGGGCGTAACCGCAAATGGTGTAATGCCACAAATTGCTACACCAGTTGGTTTGCTTGAACCACATAAAATACAAACTGCATTAGCTGAATCAATATTAATACAAAACAGTCCTTACATACCTGATTACGCTTTAGCTGTAGAATTTTTAAGTCTTTTTGTTTTTGTTAGTTTAATATGGTTTGCTTTGCATGTGTTGGGGATAACTTGGGGTATTACAGTAGCAACAACACTAATGCTCATTACATCATTAGTTGGTTATTATTTGATTCAACAAGGATTACTTATAGATGTTTCCTGGACTTTAATCTCTGAATTTATTTCAGGATCAGTTGCTTTTTATTTGAGGTTTAGACAGCAATACAAACTTAGA